ATGCAGTATAAATGGCGATGTACCTTCAGGGACGCATACTATGTGTGCTGTCTTCTGTGGCCCTATGCCCACACTAAATTGCCTAAAATACAGCAGATAATAGATCATTATTCTGGTAAGATAATGAACGGCAAGATCGTAGATCTTGTGGAATATAAAAAACAAATGAGTTTAGAATGACAGTAGAATATGGAATAGGAATGTTTGTATATGGTATGGTCTGTATATTTATTGGAGCAACCATAGCGTACAAGATACTTAACAGGGTATCCCGTGAGGAGAGGGAGAACGAGCAGTATCTAAAAGAATTGAAAAAGAAATTATGATCTGGAATAAGAGGTTCGAATATCCTCCCTGTACCAGGTCACTGATAGATGGTAAACGTCACTACGGTATAGGTGAGGAGAAACTACCATCGGTGACAACCATACTATCGGCCACACAATCCGAGGAAAAGAAGAAGAGTCTTGCGAATTGGAAGGCGAGAATGGGTACACAGTACGCGGATCGTGTGAGAGACATCGCAGCCCTACGGGGCACAAGCATGCACACGTATTTGGAGGGTCATATCAAAAACCAACGTCACCTGGACCTTACGGCATTAGGCAAGGAGGCAGGCAGAATGGCTGATGTGGTTATAGAATCAGGGCTCGGGGACCTGGGAGAGGTGTGGGGTACAGAGGTTACACTATACTACCCTGGGTTGTATGCAGGTCAGACAGATGTTGTAGGAATCTATAACGGACGCGAGAGTATAATAGACTTCAAACAGACGAACAAACCAAAGCAAAGGGAATGGATTGATGACTACTTTTCACAGCTGGGAGCATATGCGATGGCCCATAATCATGTATATGGCACAAAGATTCAACAGGGTGTGATTCTAATGTGTTCTAAGGACTGTTTTTTTCAAAAGTTTGAGGTGTCTGACAATGAATTTAGAGGCTATCAACACACCTTCCTGAAGAAAGTTGACCAATATTATGCAAATTGTACCAAGAATAAAAATGGCCAGGATACAAAAAATGATCAAAAAGTATAATGAATCCCAGTATAATTTAACCATAAAGCAATTGTATACACTTTATTCTATAAAAATAAAAAATTTTTTTATTTTTTTTTTAAACCCTGGTACAATTGGTACAATTCAAAAAAGATAGTAATACCAATGGTTATTCGTTCATTTTTGTACCAAAGGTGCTTGGTACAATGAGGTACAATTGGTACAATTGTTAAAAAAGCTAGCAATACCAACAAAATAAGGGGTCGCGCGTATGTTTTTATATATTTATTTATTAATTATAAATCCTGGGGTATACAGAAATCATGAGAAGAAATAAGAAATCCAAATATAGACACGTTGTAATTAAAAATAAAAAGTATTATTTTTATTCTATCACATGGTTGGATATCACGGGTGATAGCGGGCACGCTACAGCTGATGATTTTGCAAAGTTTAAACCTAGTGTTATGGTGACACAAGCTTATCTATTTAGTAAAGATAAAAAGAATATAAGAACGTTTGCATCATATGAAGAAGGTGATGAGTTATTTTCAGATCGTAATGTATTTCCTAGAGGGTGTATTGTTAAGATGGAGAAGATTAATCTTTAATTTTTTTAATAGCTAATTTATTTTTAACAATATTTAGAAGTCTCTCATTCTTTTCTTTGGCTTCATCTGGGTCTACCTTAACGTTCATGTTAAGTCGTTTGTCCACAAATCTACCATCTGCTTTCATCATCAATTCTTGTGCACGTATTGCATCTGCAAATCTACCCTTACGTTTGGCTGCATCTCGTAATTGGCCTAGTGTAGCTTTCTGGCCTACCAGGTCTTGCTCATACTTACTATGTAATTCTAACAACATATCCTCATAATGTGCTACTACCATTGGATACTCATTAACATTCATGAGTCTGCTGGCGTAGTGTCTAGGGTCCGCATATCCGGCTAGCTTTGCTGCTTCTGTTTTGGTGCAAGGTTCCCCATCATTTCCATAGACTAGAAACATTACAAACTTCTCTTGCTGTGCAGTCAATTTTTTTGGTACTGACATAATACTTGTAATATATCCCATAATTTGTATATATCAATATAGAAATTATGATAGACGGAAAGACATTCAGACAAGCATTAGATAAGTTTATGACGGCCGAAGTTACTAAAAACGCTCGGATGCAAATACAATTACCTAACGGACAATTTTATGACATCGTTGGAATAAAACTTCTTGAAAATAAAATTATTGGTAGTAAAGACACTCATCGTTTAGTTTTATCATGTGAAAAACCGGTCGAATCTATGGGGGAACCCATAAAAATCCTGTAGGCATGTTGGACTGAATAATGTCGCAGCAAACCATAGGATTGGAACGTGATTTATATAAAAAACTTAAAAGAAAAATTAAAACAATATCGTGGATTAGACTGGAAAACTGGGCCTTACTTGGCACTCCTGATCTATTGGGTTACTCTCCTTTGGGGAACTTTTTTACACTGGAATTGAAAGTAGCAAAGTCCAACAAAGTCCAACTTTCCCCGCACCAGGTAGCCTTTCACGTGAAACATAAAAACAATTCCTTTGTGCTTGTAGCTTGTGACCCTAAGCTTGGGTCTTATCGCTTGTACCCTGGTCATCGGATCCTGGAGCTTGAGGCTTGTGGCTTGAAGCTTGAACCCTTGTGCGCTGGTTGGGATGCTTGCCGCTTGAAGCTTGAGAGCTTGTAGCTTGCGCTTCTATGACATCAGTATAAGGAACTGATTCCTCTATAGCTTGCTGCTTAGAGCTTGTAACCTTGCCAGCTTGTAGCTTCGCCTGACGCTTGAGCTCGGCGTAATATTTTGGGTGTTTAAATTCCATCTTAGTGTTTACCATAACACACGTTAGGTGTGGACCTGTCCCAGCACGCGCGACAGCTGCCGCACTCGTTGCCCTGGTCCGGTGCCGGACATGTCCGAGCTTCAGGGGCTGTTGATACTGTGGAAGTCCAGGGCCATTGTCTGACTGGTCCCTGACCTATCATGTGTGAACTCATTCTAATTATTAAATTTGGCGGAACTGTGGCCGGGTCAATATCTTTTAAAAATTGAGCTTCACGGGTTGGCATCCAATGCTTAGTGTTTGGCGTTTGCTTGCACACTAGAAAAATATTTTTTAGATGTTCCAGGCTCTGGATATCTCCTGAGTCGTGCCACCTAAACCAGTCCTGGTCCTTAATCAGTGTTACCATCGCAGACACCCAGCGCGGGTCCTCCAATGCTCGCAGCCTTCGTTGCAATGCTTGCTGTACATTTTTAAATCTATATCGACCCTTCAGGGCATAACAGCCAGCGCAGACGCTGCCTGGTATCTTGACCAGCTTAGCGCCAGTCTTACATGCCTGAGCCGGCAGGTTGTGGGCTGGTCCTGGCATCTTTGACGGCTTCGACAGGCCGCCGGTGATTTGTCTTGCTTCTTTCTTTAACATAATAATTTTCTCCTATAAAATCTTATACTAACAGCTTGTGAGCTTGTCAATTTTTTTATTAGCTTGACGCCTGGAGCTTGGACCCATACGGGAGGGCCCACCCCAAGCGCTTGCGCTCTTACTGTTCAACTGGTAACCAGTTATCGTCCCGGAATACTTTCAGGATCTCGCTGGTATAGATGCTGCCGGTCTCGTCGAAGAGTCCTACCTCGGACCCTTTAACGTCAACCAGGATCGTGCTGCGAACGCCACGGCCTTGGACCGGACTCTCCATCACCACGCCTGAGACTGGCGGCTGCGTTCCTAAGTGACTGTGTAATATCTTATCACCTTTTTTGATTTCTTTTACTTTCATACTTTCCTTTCATTGTTATGCTGGCGGTGCACACTCCGCAGTCTTGCCCGTCGGCCCTGACCCAAGCTAATGACGCGCCAGCTGTTATAACTTTCACTTTTCCGTTTTTTGGTCCGGCTAAGTGTAACTGGGACCAGCTACAGGTATACTCCCATTTAATCCCAGGTTCAAGAAAAAAATAAAAATAAATTTCTTGACAGCTTGCAGGCTTCAAGATACTGGGCGGGCCCACCCTAGCTTGGGAGCTTGGAAACTCTGGGCGGGCCCACCCAAAAAAAAAAACAAAAAAATTCAACCCTAGATTGTAGGTTTAAATTACAATCTAGGGTTGATTCATCAAGGACAGATGAAACTATAATTGTGGTTGAGTTTGATTTCTAAATTCTTCTTCAGTAAGAGGAATTTCTCTACCACTAACCATATTATACCAATAATAAGTCGGAGTATAACTTCCATTATCATAGTCATAACTTCTTCTTTTATTCCACGCGTTTTCTTCTGTTAGTGTTATTGGCTCAATAATCCGACCACTTACTTGGTCTATGGCTCTATTCATAAAGTGATCTGCCCAATCATTATAACAATTCA